TTGTGGTTCAGGTGTTGGTGTTGGAGCTTGTTCTCCTCGGACATTGAATCTAAAATGTTTAAGTTCTGGCATCTGTGCTAAATAACCTTGAATTTTTTGTGCTTCAGATCCTGGATCTTCTCCTAATCTAAAATAAAGATATCCAACTTTACCTGTTTTGCTAATTTGTTTTTTAACAATAGTAAAACCTTTTTTCTGTGTCCATTGCATAATTTCAGTTACCGTACGTTGAGCATCTGCAGGATCGCGCATTACAAATTCTACGCCGCCTCTATAATCAGTTATGTTGTTAACTAGTTTAGCTTCATCGACTAATTCTTCGCCTAATGCAGTTTTTAATCGTTCAGCTGCATCAGCCATTTTGTTCATGTTATCAACATCATCTGGCGTTGCCGTTGGAAGTGTTGCTTCACGTAATCCAAAAAACTGTTTATATAATTGTTTAAACGTATTCATTATCTACCTATATTATAATAATTTTTTTTGCAAGATCCAAATTATCCAACATTAAAATAACGATTCAAATGTTGTCCAATATTTTCATATGCCATTGCCATTCGATCTTGTGCTTCTTTTAAAGAACGAGCAGCATCTTCAAAATCGCGGTAGTCTTCGTGCATTCTTTTATTGCCTTTTTTATGAGCAACGTTTGCCATCCAATCATCACTTTCAGTCATGATCTTGTCTGCACTTTCAACGATCGTTTTAACTCGTTCAACGATTTGCTCTAAATTGCCTTTTCCATATACTGATTCACCTAGTGCTGAAAAGTTTGCTACTTCTTGCATGAATGCTCTCTTTTCGTCTTTAGACATTGGTTTCGGTTGATCTTCTAGAATTGTTTCTAGAATAAATTTTAAGTTTGGTGTTCTCATTATAGTATCCTACATTTACCATCTTCGCATAAAATCGAAGTTATAAGGCTATTTACTTTATTATATTTATTTCCGGGGTTCATTTTATCAATCGATTCATTCATGCTCGTAGGACGCATAAAAGCCCCATGAGTAGAAGGATTTGACACGAAGTCCCAACATATTAATTCAAAGTCTTCTTGAACCTCTACTGTGCCTTCACTACGCAATTCTTTTACTGATCCTAACCCGCGCGATGAAATGCCTAATGTGATTCCTGCTTTGAATAATTCCTTGAGAATTTTGCCTGAAGGTGTTTCTAAAATTTGAACTACACCTAGCAAATCATCACCATTCCACCAAATTTTAAGAATGTTATGTGAAACGTTGTTTAAGTTTACTACAGATGATTCTGGATGATCTAGTTCTCCTAAGGCTCTATGTTGATCGATATATTCTTGTTGATATCTTTTACATTCACGCGTTAATATATGTTTTGGATAAACACGGCCGTTTTGATTTTTCGCACCAGCTCTTTGTAATACTCCTTGTACTACAAATCCGCCCGGGACTCCATAATCTTTCGCCATTTGTTCATTTAATGCATTTAATGGTTTAAATGCCATGTATTCGACGATTAGTTTTTTTGACATATTATTCCCCTAATGATCTTACTCGCTCTGCTATTTTTGTTAATCGTTCTGATATCTTAATTAATGCCTTATCTGCCGAAGAACCTATATTTGTTCTTGACAAACCAGATTCAGTTTTTAATCTAGAAGTATGATTAACTAATGTTTCAATTTCTTGAAGTTTTTTAGCTACTTCTTTAATTGTATTTTTAACCTTTTGTTCAGGTGTGATTTTTGAATCACCTATTGCAAATGCTCTATATGATTCAATAAGTTGTTCATACTTACGATCCATTACTTCATGAACTTGCATATAATTCGATGTTTTTTTAATAGGCGTAGATGTATTTGGTAATGTTCCTACACGCGTTGTTGTATCTTTTATATTATTTGTTCCCATCCCATCTTTATAAAAACGAGTAGGATATTCATTATTATCATTTTGCCACCAATGGTTTTCATCAGTTGCAAATGGAAATTTATCATTGAATACTTCTTCATCTGATTCAGGTCGTTGATGATCCGTTGTCTTCCATTTAAATGATGGTGGAGTATTTACAGACTCTTTAACGCCTTTTACACGTTTCATACCTAATACTTCAACTGTATCGTCAGCTGCTCCTTTTTTACTAAATGCAAATGGTGTCTTTGGTGGACCTGCACCTCCATCTAATGCTCCCGTGACATTTTGTTCTTCAATACCCTCTGGGTTACATTCCGGACATTCAGATTGACCACAATCGCATATATTTTCTATTTCTAGAAATTTTTCTTGCATTTCTCGTAAAAATGATCTCATTAATGCATCTCCTTTAATTCTCGAACCAAGTCGAAATAACGCAACAAAGAAAGCACGTGCGATTCTTTGATTGTTTTCATGTTTTCAACAGTGCATAACATTTCAGAAAGTTTAGACACTTTAATTTGTGTTGCTGGATCTGTTATTAAGTTTGCTTGCGATGCTAAATCTTTTTTAATTTTTGGTATGACGGTTTGAATATATTCTTTTAATGCAGATGTATCATTAACATTGATAATATACTTATTTAAAAGTTGTTTTTGTGATTCGTCTAAATTATTTGAATATTTTTCATTGAATTTATCAACAAGTAATTTGTATGTTAATAAACGTACGTCTTTTGGTTGTTTCTCAAATGATTCTAATACTGGATCTATTTGTATTTGTTTACGTTCTGTCATCATTCCGTTATTCAAAATGACATTTTTACATTCCATTAATTGTTTCGGATTGTCTGTTTCGTCATGTTCAAATATCATATAAATCGACGCTAATGTTCTATAATTGTTAACATGTATTTTAGAAATATTATCAAAGTTAAATCGATCGGAAATTTCTTTAACTAAATTATATCTTTGTCTACTTAATAAAGATTGATTTAATTTACTATGCGTTGATTTTACAGTACGTATATAATCTAATGCTTGAGCTTCACTTCGAAATTGTTCTTTAAGTAATGCATTATATAGTTGCAATTCTTTAGATAATTCTGTATTTTTACCGAAATATTTTTTAATAATATCAATAGTTACAGATTTATTAGACGACAATGTTTCTGATGTTAATTTACGCACTAACATTTCGAAAAGAATTCCCGTATTTTTATATTTCGAATGTTTTAGTTTTTTCATACTGTATACAGTTCTTTTTTATTTAATAAATATGTTTTATGTTATAAAATGTTCGTCTCATCTAACATTGTGCCTTGATCTAAATCTTTTTTCTTAAGTTTCAGTGTTTCAGTAATGATATTCGATCCTTTTGATTTGTTTAAGTATTTAAGTATGTTGTTACTTTCTGTTGCAACTGGCCTTACTGCTTTATCGAATCTTTTATCCGGGAAGAATGATGTTTTTTGATTTTGTGCGTCAAAAGCTTGATCGAGTTCCTTTTTACCTGTTGGATCCCAACCAAATGCATTTTTATGTTGTCCAAATTTAATTCCTTCTGGTGGACGACCGCCTTTATCTTTTGTTTCTACTTCATCCGATGACATATGAATTGATGCTAAATCGTGTGGCGTTCCAAATGATACTCCGGTTACTGCAGGATCATTTCCTTCTTGTTCAATTTGATTTTGACGGAAACGAAGTTTAAGATCTTCAACAACATCGGTTCTTTGTTGCAACCATTCATCTTCCGACATATTGAATATAAATTCATAAATGTATTTATCAGAAACTAATTTGCTATCTTTCATTGCAGTTGCTAATGTCATTTTTTCAGTCATTAACGCAACTTTTTGTTGATCATAAATGATAGACGGTGCGGTAAGTCCTAATTCAAATCCAATTAAATCTTCACCTTCAAATCCTTGTGCATACAAATGAACAATTGCAATTTTCGTTAATTCTGAACATACAATTTTTTGTAAACGTTCGATTGTTCTAGCAAAACGAATATCCATTGATGCTAAAGTTGTTTTACCCTCTACTGCTTCAGCATATCCTAAAAATGGTTTAGGAATTTTTAAAGCAGCCATCATTTTATCTTTGATGTACTCAATATCATCCATTCCGGTAAATGTCATACCTGGTAATGTATCAATACTAGTTGAAGATTGTCCGCCTCGAACTGGCAAATAATAATCTTCTAACATGTTCATTAAATTGAATTTAAGATTATATTGTCCTGTTTGTTGATCAATATGTGGAATTTTTTTCATTTTATTGATAATTCCTTCCATGAATGCGTCAACTTCATTTGGCGGAATATTTCCAATATCAATTTTAAAAATACGTTTTTCAGGCGCGCGCATTATACGATGGATTAGCATTGCATCTTCCATCATCATTAATTTTTGGAATTCTTTACGAGCTCCTTCTAACATTGATCTACCATATGGTAAAAAGTTAGAATCAGATAACATACGGAAATGTGCTATCTCGAAAACATCATATTCCTTTTTAGGATCTGATATATGTTTAAATTTAATTGTATATTCACCAGTTGCTTCGTCAAATGATTCCCAACGCTCAATTTCGTAACTAGAAAATGGTCTTGCATTGATAATTCCAATTTCATCAGCAATATCTAATTTTAAAAAGAAATCACCATATTTGGTCATGTTACGAATCCATGTCCATAAATTAAATTCAATATTTAAAATATCATAAAATAAATTATAAAGTATTTTTTGAATTTGACTATTATTTGTTTTAATAGTTAAAATTTCTTGGAATTGATCTTCTAATGTAGATTCATCAGAATAAATATCTAATGCTGAACTAATAATAGGATCTCGATCCATCATTTCATAATCAGCATAAAGCTGCAGACGATTTTGGTACATGTAATAATTCGAATCATATCCTCCGTTACCACCAACGATATGTTTGTTCGAACTATGCATCCGTGTGTACCGGTCTGCTATTTTAGTTTGATTTAAATTACCAACTCCTTGTAAACGATTCGTATCGACTACACGGAGTTTATCTTTACCATATGCCCGAACGATCACATTCGTGGCAAAAAGGTTTTGTAAACGTTTTCTTAAAGACGCCATAATATTATTTTTTTATTATAAATATAACTAGTTACAGAAGCCAGGTTAAATTTTCGTCATTGTACCCATTATTCCATTTCCAACCATCGGCTGCATTGTTTGGCTTACCTGTGTAAATGACAGATTCTGTTGATTTTTGAAATTGCGATAAAGTTCGTTTATGCAATTCAATTCCTTGCTGTCTTAATTTTAG